GTTTTAAGGTCATAGAGATACTCTCTCCTGATCTGTGCGTAAGTCACAGGAATGTTTGCATTTAGGTATGCCATGTATCATAAATAATTAAAGTATAATTAATACAACAATAATAACAGCTACTATGATAACTGCTTTTTTGTGTTCAGTCCAAAAATGTTCTAAAGTGTCCATAGTTTCCTCCTATTTTATTTCACCCCAATTGTCTCCACATTCATAATCTACTTTATTGGGTACTTCCAGTTTAACGGCAGATTCCATAATTTCAATTATTTGTTTCACCTGTTTATCATCTTTTACAGAAATATCCAATTCATCATGTACTTGAATATGTGGAATTATTCCTTTTTTATACAGTTCTATCATTGCTTTTTTTGTCATATCTGCTGCACTCCCTTGAATAAGTTTATTTAAAGCTTTGTAAGTATAAGCTCTTTTAATCCCTGGTCCGTGTTCCGCGAGTGCTGCTTCATGCGGTAATGCTTTATGAATCCCGAATTGATTTGGCTCCCATAGAGGAAAACGACATAAACGACCAAGAAGAGTTCGTATTTGTCCTCGATCCTGAGCTCTGTTCATAGCAGATTTTATCAGTTGTTGAACAAAAGGAACTTCTGTATGATATTTGCCTAAAAGTTCTTCAGCTTTTTCTTTGCTCACTCCTAACGAGGCTTGTAATTTAGCTTTACCCATTCCATAGAATAATCCTAAATTAATTGTTTTTGCTTGATATCTTGGAATATCAGCCATGTTTGCAACTATTTTATGAAAATCTACATTATCTTTTTTATATGCATCCGCAATTTTATCAACTCCATAAAGTTTTTGTAAAGTTGCATAATGTACCACTAGTCTTGGTTCCTGTTGAGAATAATCAAAACATCCCCACGAATGATTTTTTTCTGGTATAAAAATTCTACGAATGATTGGTCCGAGGTCCTTGTTCCGTGCAGGAATCTGCTGAAGATTTGGATTAGAATAAGAAAATCTTCCGGTGACTGTGCCCCCATTATCCGATCTAAGTTGATTTATATCCGCATGAATTCTACCTTTAAAAACATGTTTAATAATTGTATCGATGAATGTGGTATGAGCTTTATTAATTTCTCGTGCTTCTGCAATTTTCTTAACAATTGGATGAGTATGATTAGCTAAAAAATTTTTAGTAAAGCTTGGTGCCTGAGTCTTGATTGTCCGGTCGTAAGGTTCTTTTAATCTGTCAAAGACTGTAGCAATAGATGCTGCTGCCCAGATTTGTACATTAATTCCTGTTTCATCCTTAACTTCTTTTAAAAGTCTTTTTTCTTCTTCTCCCATCATCTTTTTTAATTTTTCAGCTTCTTCTATATCAACTCTTACACCCTTGAATCTCATATCAATGAGGCACGGTGTTAAATCAGTTTCTAAATCAAAAATATCCCAAAGATCTTGAGTTTGAATCTCGTGTTTGCACGCTTGCCATAATTTTAATGTTAACTCAGCGTCTTTTTCTGCATATTCTCCAACATACATGGCTGGAAGTTTATACATTTCTTGCTTTGGATCTACACCCCATGATTTAGCTGCTTCTTGAAGAGCAAACTCGTTTTTAGCTTCATGAATATAGTCTCTACAAACAGAATTTAAATCATAACGACCTCGATTTTCATCAATCAAAGAAGTAGCAATCATTGTATCGATGATGCGCCCATTAATTTTAAATCCCATGGCTCTTAACCAACAAACATCATACATTGCATTATGAAAAATTTTATCAGCGTCGGTTAGTAAAACATCTTTTATCCATTTTAAAACAACATCCTTGTCCAGATTGCCACCTCCTTCATGAGCAATAGGATAATAGCCTTTCCATCCGTCTACTGCGACGGCAATTCCTGTGACATGTCCTCTACCTACAACAGAACCTGATCCATGTGTTTTTAACAATGGGTCTTTAGTCTCTAAGTCAATTGAAATTTCTTTACAATCTCTTAAATCTGGAAACTTAGTTGGCGGAAGCCATTCAGTTTGAGGTTTGAATAATGGTTCTTTCATTTATGAGTAATCCCTTTCAATAATCATATCTATAAAATGTTTTGCTTTAAGTAAATCTTCCTTTCCTCCTTTATATGGATGTCTACAAATATATTTAATAACATTTCCTTCAGGGAAGAGCAACTTGTTTTCAATTACAAACTTGCTCGGTTGAATTTTCATTTTTTTGTAATGAGTTCCACCTACTTGTTTATTGTATACGCTCATGAAATCTCCAATAAAAATAAACAAAACACAAAAGTATATAAACAGATAATTGTTATCGCTGTGATATTTCTCATCCAACCCTCTTAACATAACGCATTTCAGTTCCAGCTTTATTCCACGCTGTTTCTATTTTTTCTTTTGCTTCGTTATTTAAACCATAACCACCATCATAAGATCCCCAAATATGACCTATATAAGAATGAAGTGCATCACAAACATCAATATCTTTTCTGTAGCGTTGTGTCTCTGACAAACCTCTGTTAGTGTATGCAAATTCATCTGAAAGGTACTGATAACCATTTAATACTTTTCCCTCCAAATGAGAGTCTTTTTTATGTCTTCTAAAACATCGACCCCCTATAAAAGTGTTATCGCCGCACTCAGCTCCTCCTAAATTTAGAGTAGATCCAAAAATTAAAACAGAATCATAATTAGCATACCAACCGGAGTCATGTATTTTTTTTTCATAATTTAAAGCGTACTCACTGTTGAAATCATTTAACGTTTGATATGGTTTTATCTCTACCAAAACTTTTGTGTTATCTCCAATTACAAGTAAATCAGGCATCCAACCTTTTATATCCTCAAGAATAGGTTCATATTCTACGTTCCATCCTATTTCTTTCGTATAGATATATCGTTTACACTCATTCTTGCTTCTAAAATGAGCCCCCTTATATATTACTTCATGTGCTTTTATTTCGTACATTATTTACCTCTTATTTTGTTCCAAAAATTATTATGTTTCATTCCTTTATATTCTCCAAAAGAAAAATCAGGTTGGTACAAGAATAAATTATATTTAGTTCTTGTAACACCTACGTAAAAGACTCGGAGTTCATCATCTTTATCTTCACCACCTTTACAATAAGTATCATAAGGTAAACGAGGCCAATCACAATTAAGAACCGTGTTGGCTGATTCCAGTCCTTTAGCTCCATGAATAGTAGATAAAAGAATAAGGTTAGATTTTTTGTGACTACCGTTTTCTATAATATTTTTTAAATATTGAGTATAATTTACATAGTGTTCTTTATTACGAGGTTTTAAATTTAATATTTCATGCCAGGGTGTGTTAACATCAACATCAAGATAAAATTTAGATTTTAAATCATTGTAATTATACTGTTCTCCTTTTAAAATAATAGAATCTGTTTGAATAAGAGAGGTCTTTTTTCTATCTCGAATTTTTTCTGCGGGAACGCTTTTATAAAATTCTTTAACTTTTTCGCCTAGAATTCGGTTTTCTTTTTGAAGCATAGTCCAAGTTTCAATACTTTGAATCTGCTCTACAGGCACATTGGGTATAGTACCTCTTTCTAATCCATTACTTTTACCGTTTGAATCTTCCACTATTTCCCAAGTTAAATTATTTTTAGCTAGAATCTGGGACCAACAATAATTCTCCTGAGAATATTTCATATCTTTTTCTCGATTATTTCGTGATAAAAATAACCAATGAATAGAAACATCAGGATCAGTTATATTCATATTTAAATAATTTTTTTCAAAACTTTCTTTATTTCTAAATGAATGTATTAAACCACAGTGTGGCATATTGTATTCATTTTTATTGGTAGCTGTGTATTGTTTTTCTTGTCTCTCCTCTTTAGGAATAAGGTGAATAATTTTTTGGGATAGTTCCCATATCTTTTCATTTAGTCTAGGTGATTTATCGAGAACCGTGGTCTTATCTACCTCAAGTTTTAAAAAAGTTTTTACTTCTCCTCCCTTAAAGCGATAAATCGCTTGATCATCATCACCAGCAATATAAACATTTTTAGAAACAGTAATGAGTTTATTAATAATCAACCACTCTAATCGATTACAATCCTGTGCTTCATCAATCATCAGTACAATGTTATGATCAAATTTAATTTTATCTTGAAGACCTTTATATTTTACGTCTACCCAATCCATTTTTAAATGGTTCTTCTTATAATTTTCATAACTTTCAGCTACTTGAATTAGAAATTTTCTACCAATATCTGTTCGTTTTTGAGAATCATAATATTTTAAAATATTTTCAATACCGTTTCCCTCTTTGATTCTACCCATCTCAATAATTTTCATGGCAGCATAAAAGTTGTTTTTCTTATCTTCATTTATTTCTTTACCTTTTTTCACTTGATAAAATTCTGTTAAATAATTGTTGGGATAACAAATATCTTTGTCTTCCCTTATTTTATTCATTAAATAAGAATCAATTGTTCTTACACTATGATGTAATTCCTCATCACTAAATTTATTATTATTTCTTTTTTGAATTCTTTTTTTAATATGTTTGGCAGCCACTTTAGTAAAAGAAACAGTTAAAGTTTGATCAAAAGGACAATTTTTATCTAAATGTCTCTGTAACCGTTCTACTAAATTATGGGTTTTACCTGTTCCTGGAGCACCAAATATTTTTTCTATGTATGCCATTAGTATGGTATTTCTGGTCCTTTCATTTCTTTTGTTTCTAGATCTTCTGGTTCTTCAAAATATTCTTTTTTTATAAAAAAACATCGTTTGTCCTCTTTCCTATCTTTTCCACCTAATTCATTTTTTTCAAAAACTTTTACAATAAATGAATGAGTTTGATTTGAGGACATTTGCCATTCTTTTTGAGTGTCTAAATATGTTTTAAACCATTCAATTTGAAACCAAACAGTTCCTTTCTTATCTATAAAAGGAGATTTATCTTGGTAGGCGGTTTCCCATTTTCCTTTATTGCTTTCTTCTACATTAACCATATCTAAACACCATTTACTTAAATATTTTTTAAGTTTTCCTTTATTTGTAGTTTCAGGATCAGCTGGAATAATATTTATATTAGTTTGAAGTTTGTTAAGAAGAGTTTCCCAATCTTTTTGTTTTAAAAGCTGTGGAGTTTTACCGGTTTGTTCAGTAGCTTGAATCTGCCATAATCTTTGAGTAGCTAATTCTCGTGATGATAGCACCACAGTTTTTCCATCATACGTTAAAAACCAAACTTTAGGATTAGAAACCATAACTGAAAGTTTACTGACATTATTATTTGGAACATTTCCTTCTCCTACGCCAAATTTTTGTAAACGACATTTTTGTGAATTACAAAAAGGTTGAAGGGGAGGTCTTTTACAACCATAAAAATAGTCTTTCTTGCTTAAAGAATTTTGAACATTTATAACTTCCTGTGGTCCTAAAGGACCACCTTGTAAATCTTTGAACCAGTGGGAATTATATTCTTCTAATTTTTTTTTCCAAGTATCTGCAAATCGTTTTTTAAGATAAATACCAATTTCAATTAAGGTGTTATTTCGTTGACCTTCCACAAATCCATAAGTAGCCATAGTTCGTAAACACATTGGTCCATCTTTAAACCAATCATTTTCTAAAGGAATACTAAAGCTTTCTAATTCTTCTTCGGTTAAAGAATATTTTTCATATAATTCAAAAAATTGTTCTATAGTGGCTTCTGTACCATCATCATTAATGGCGGATCTCCATTTTGTTTTGTCAGAATTCTTGTGATGATAATAAGGAATATTTAACCAATTTCCTATTTCACCTTGTTCTAATATTTTGGGTTCAGTTTGAATAGGATAAATTCTATCTTGATTAGCTTGTCCCAATGTTCGTGCAATTTCTGTAATTTTTGTTTGCATTAATTTAGCGGGGACCCATTCTTTAGAAAATAAAAAGGCGTGAGCTCCTTTACTTTTGGATTTACATATTACAAGTGGAAGTTTTCTGTCGCGAATTTTTTTATTAAGAGACATAAAGTTAACTGGATATTCATCGATGTCTATGCACCCCCATTTACATTTGTGGTCTTCTCTTACAGGAGCTATACCAATACTATCAATAGTGGGAAAAAACTCCTCTCCACTCTGTTTTATAATTTTTGCTTTGAATTGAATTCCATTTAAGTGATTTGCCCAAATTTGATCAGTGAGAGGGTCCCGAGAAGTATAACTTTTTCCTGCTTGTTTACGTTCGGTAGAATTTTTGAAGTAGAAGACACCAAATCCACCATTAAATCCTTCAAATATATTTTTAAATCTTTCTATATCCATATTTTTTCTTGGGCGTTTCCACTCTCGCTTCCACGCCCAATCCTAGGAATCTAACTCACGTTAGATGATTAATAGGGTGAATCGCCTTTCGATTCGTCAGACCCGTGTTTAACTTTTACTAAACCTTTGCTATTTTTTTCAGCAAAGCCTTTAGCAATTTCGTAAACACCTTTATCTGAGACCGGACCAACTTTAGATACATCCCATCCAAACCATGTTCCTTTGTCATTAGACATTTGAACAGTCTTTAGATTATAAATGTGGCTATATGTTGGCGGCGTGAATAAGCCATTTTTACCTTGCAGCTTTAGACCCATCATCATCGAGTTCCATTTACGACTAACTTTTAATTGAGTCGCCTTCATGGATATCAATGCTGTTGATGGACTTTTACCCAAAAGAATCACAAAGTGATTCGCAGTGTTCTCCAGATAATTACCGTTCGGTAATCTATCCTTCCAAGATTTATCTCGAGTTGTTGTACTCAAGATATCACTATCTGCTTTATGGATTGCTACAGGAGCATTTCCAGTTTGACCTCTGTCTTGCCATTCGACATATTGTCTTTCATAATGGACAGGTATAACATCTATACCTTTTTTCCCATCATAAAGTTCTTTGGTTACGCTGTTTACAATCATTCCAGGTTCTGCGCCATTAATAAACTTAGCGTTTTGTTTATTAACTTCTGGAGATAATTGTCCTAAGACTTTCAGAAAAGGTAACGCAAGATCTTCCTGCGTCATATTCTGAGAGCCAGCACCTGCATCAGCTTCGAATAGATTCGTAGCCAGTGCACCTGCATTTGTTTTCTTCGCTATGCTTGTTTCTTTATTCATAGTTATTATTTCCTTGTTATTTTGGTTCGGTTTCCTACGAACACGTTAAAAATGTCCATTGGCATGTCTTTACCTGCCTCGATACGCTCACGGACTAGCGCTTTGAGGGTCATGGGCTCGACCTTCAACTTTTGTGTCGGCTCAAACCCTTGACCTCTCGCAAGGTTAGCATATTCTGCCGCCTTGTTATCCTCGTCCCGTCCAAAGGAAACGGTAATATCATTTTTAATAATATCACCTAGGCCATTGGAACGAAGCCAACTATACGCC